TGCACAAGCGAAAAAAATTGAAGCAGCTAACGATAGCTTCACCACTAATCCGGCATTTTCTCCGGTTCAATATGTTTCAAGTGTTATTGACACCTCAGTCATGTCACGCCCAACAATTGATGCACTAGGTGGAGCACGCGCATTAGCTCCTTCAGGCATGACAGTTTCACATCCAAAAATTACAACCAATGCAACAATTTCGACCGTTGCTGAAGGTGCATCAACTGCTGCTACACAAATTGTGAGCGCGTATGTTAACGCAACCGTGGTTAAACTGGCCGGCACACAGATATACAGTACGGAGCTTTTGGACAGATCTGATCCAAGTTTTTATTCTGCGATGTACGAAAACTGTTTACGCGCTTATGCCAAGGCATCTGATGCAGCAGTAATTGCAGAAATTGTTTCAGGTGGAACACAATCATCAACACAAGCTGCAACAATTGCCGGACTTCAGGCTTATGTTGCACAAGCTGCACCAGCCGTTTATGCAGCAAGCGGAGAAACTGCCACTGCATTTATTGCGGGCACTTCCGTTTGGTCGCTATTGATTGGAAGCTTAGACACAACTGGTCGCAGCATTTTCAACGCAGCAGCACCAATGAACGCCAATGGCCAATCAACACCACGCGGATTGCGCGGCGATATGATGGGCTTGGATCTATGGGTTGACCAAAACATGGTGAGCACAACAATTGATGATTGCGCTTTCATTGTTAACCCAATGAGCATTGCAATTTATGAGTCACCAAAATTGACACTTTCCGTCAATGTTGTTGCTACTGGTGAAATTTCAACAATGCTTTATGGTTATTTTGCGACAAAGACACTTGTTTCCGGTGGTCTGCAACGCTATAACCTCACCTGATAAAACCCTAAGCCGCTTGCAGGGCTAGGAGGCCCTGGCCCTGCAAGCCTTATCAAAGAAAGGATGATGATGGCCGCGACTTACACAACGATGCAAGAATTACGGGATTCATTGGGTATTGGCACGCTTTACACTGATGCAACGGTTGAAGAATGTTGCCAAACTGCTCAGGATCTCATCAATTCATTTCTTTGGTTTAACACTGCACCAGTGGTTGCAACCGGCCGTTCATCTAATGTTGCGACCGCAATCATTGCCAATCCCGGTCAATTTGTTGTTGGCCAAACCGTTTTAATCACGGCATGCGGTTCAGGTTTTAACGGCACGAAGACAATTACCAGCACAAGCCCTTATCCAGCTTCGGTCAGCGCACCTTACCTCCCTAGCCGTTGGGTTTTTCCGCTTGGATACCAATACATCCAATATGCAAGCACCGGTAGCGATGAATTGATCCACTTAGTTCAACCTTATGGATTGATGGCTGGCCCTGATGATAAAACGGCCAGTTATGCCAATACTGCGGCTATTAGGTCAGCATCAATGATTTTGGCAACTAACATTTGGCAATCCAGGCAAGCGACACAAAACGGCGGGATGGGTGTTGATGGATACGCTCCGAGCCCATTTAGAATGTCAAACACACTTATGGCATCAATTCGCGGCTTGCTTGCGCCGTACCTGAGCCCAGGCGCAATGGTTGGATGAAAGATGCCAGCAGTAGCACTCACAACACTTCGCACAACGATAGCAACGGCCTTAGCCAATGCCGGTGTGTGGTCAACCTTCAGTTTCCCGCCCCCAGTAATTCTTGCCAATTCAGTGATAGTTGCGCCCAGTGACCCTTATTTAGTTCCATCGAATAACTCACAAGCTTCAATTTCATGCATGGCAAACTTCAAAATTATCATGACCGTGCCGTATCTCGACAACCAGGGAAATTTGAACGGCATCGAAAGCACAATTGTGGCCGTGTTTAACAAACTGGCCTCATCAACTTTAGTATTCAACATCACCGGTGCTTCAGCTCCTTCAGTGTTGGATGCACCGAGTGGGCCCATGCTTACATCGGATTTTTCAATAACCGTTCTCACCACTTGGTCATAGGAGATAAAATGAGCGAAACAAACGCAGAGAATTTGGCCTGGCTTGTCAAAGTCGGTCAGATCAAGGATACAAAGGCTGCTAAGCCAACGACAACAGAAAACGAGGAATAACACATGGCAATCTATCTAAATAACAATGTTGGCGTGAAACTTGCAACCGCAGCCGCGCCAACAGTTCCATCCATTGACATTTCAAGTTATGTCAGCGCGATTACTTTAACGCAAATTGTAGATGAGCTGGAAGTCACAACAATGGGCGATTATGCACATAAGGTGGTGGGTGGATTGCAATCTGCCACGCTACAAATTGATTTCTTCAATGACTGGGCGGCATCTCAGGTTATGACAACACTGAATGCGGCATTTGCAACTACATTGGCAGTTTCAATGATTACAGTTAAAGGAACCGCAGTAAGCGCAACAAATCCGACATATCAGTTTTCAATCTTTGTCAACAACCTGACCCCAGTAGGTTCAGGCGGCGTTGGCGATGAAGCTGCATCCTCAATTTCGTTTACAGTAAACACAACAGTCACTGTTTCAACATCAGTGGCATTCTAAGGAGTAAAAATGGCACGCTTGAAAATCACCAGGGCCTCAGGGGATGTGATTGTTCCAATCACCCCCGTGGTTGAATATGCGTTTGAAAAATACACAGGCAAAGGAATTCACAAACAATTTCGTGACGAGGAAAAACAAAGTGACATTTATTGGTTAGCGCATAATGCGCTTTCTCGCGTAGAAGTCATTCCACCATTCGGTGAAGAATGGTTAGGAACCTTGATTGCGGTTGAAGTTATGGATGACGAGCCCGAAAAAAAATAGACCGGGGAAGTTTCACCTACCTAGTGGCCTCACTAGCGGTGGAGCTGAAGATAAGCCCCAATGAAGTTTTAGATCTTGATGAAAGAATGTTTAAAGCCGTGCTTCAAGTGTTAAACGATAGAGCAAAGGAGAGGGCCCGTGCCACTAAACATAACCGGCGTTGAACCCACTTTAAAGGCGATGCGCAAGTTTGATAAAGACCTGACCAAGCAAATGAACATTGAAATTAAAGCTGCAATGATAACGATTCGTGATAAAGCCCGTGGTGATGTTCCCCAGGGATTTCCAACATATCTATCCGGTTGGGAGAAGCGCGGCAAGGTACAAAGCCAAGCGGTGTTTAATACTAGCGGGCGCGTGCGCAAATTTCCATTGTTTGACACGGCTGAGGTTAAAGCTGGCATTGTTTATCGCCAAGGCAAAAGCATTCAAAATCCTCAGGGATACCGGGCTCAGTATTATGTGCGCAACAATTCAGCAGCCGGTGCAATTTACGAAACCGCAGGGCGTAAATTTCCAACTGGACAACCTTGGGTTGGTCGAAACGGCCCAGGCAAAGATGTCAGCCGTTCAAATAATCCTGATGCTGGTAAATTATTTATTGGAGCTATGGGTTCTCTTTACGGCAAAGGATTTGACCGTGGCCGCTTAATATTCAAGGCATGGGAGCAGGATCAAGGCAAGGCAACCTTGGCGGTGACAACTGCCATTGATAAGGCGGTCAAGATATTCAATGCTTCAGGCGGCGCGGGTACCCAATCCGGATATAAGTTGGCTTCCTGATGCCAAATTTATTAGTCAGCGCAACAACCCGCTATGACCCCAAGGGATTAAACAAAGCCAAAAAACATATTTCCGGCTTTGAAAAAACAATCAAAGATTTGGGCAAAACATTTGCTGGAGTATTTTCAGCGCAAAAAATTCTTGCTTTTGGTAAAGCTTCTATTCAGGCATTTGTGGCCGATGATAAAGCCGCCAAGGTATTATCCCGCACCCTGACCAATTTAGGCTTGTCATTTGCCGATCCATCAGTCAAAACCTTTATAAGCGATTTAGAGAAGCAATATGGTGTGCTCGATGATTTTTTGAGGCCCGCATATCAAAAACTTATTACAACTACTGGAGATTTAGGCAAATCTCAGGATTTGTTAAAAACTGCCCTTGATCTAAGTGCACAAAGTGGGGAAAGTCTTGTTTCAGTCACCAGTGATATTGCGCGGGCTTACGCGGGCAATACTAAAGGGTTGCAAAAATACGGCTTAGGTTTAACCAAGGCTCAATTGACTGCAATGTCATTTGAGGACATACTAAAGAAAATCACAGAAATCAGCTCAGGTCAGGCAGCCGTAGCCGCCAATACTTACGCGGGAAAATTAGACAAGCTTAATGTTGCTGCTGCCAATGCCTCAGAGACTATTGGCGGTGCTTTGGTTGATGCATTTGTCACCATAGCCGGGGATGGCAACATTGACAAGGCAATTGACAAGATTGATTTGCTTGCTCAATCTTTGGCAACATTAATTTCACCTTCACGCATGAAAAACATTTTTGCTGGTGTTGACTTAAAATATGGTTTAATTCCAGTGAACAAACCGGGCCCTAAATATGGCCCGGCTCAACAAAGCCCAGGTGAGCGCAATGCTGCCGTTGCATACAATAAAAAACTAGCAGCACAAAAAAGAGAAGAATTGGCAACCCTTGCAGCCAAAAACAAGGCCACGCGAGAAGAAGCTCAAATGAAGAAGGATCAGGCTGCCCTTGATGCCCTTAAAGCTAAATTTGACTTGGAACGCATTGGGCTCAATGTTGCATTAAATCAAGCTACTGACGAGGAGACAAAGGCACGCATTCGTGCTCAGATTGCTATTCTCGATGAAACTGGCAAGACTGCCCAAGCTGCCAATGATGCTTTAGTAAAGGCTCAGGCCGACAAGCTAAAACAAGAAGTAGAAGCAACCACGGCGTTAAATAATCTTGCTACATCTGCGGCAGGTGCGGCAGGTTCCCTCACCAATCTTTCAAGTTATTTTGCTAACTTTAAGGGTTCGGCAGCTTCAGCCGTAACTAACTTGGGCACAACTGGACAAGCGGCATTGGGTGGATTTGTGCCATTCGTAGGGGCAACCAATGCATCGTTGGGCATTACTGAAGACGGTACAAACATCACGCCAACAATTCCATCAACTTCAGGTTTAGGACTTAATGGCACTGGTACGCAATTGCCAGCCGGAGTTACAATTAATGTCAACACGGGCCCATCGATGGCTGATGAAAACACTATTGTGGATGCCGTACAAGATGCTCTTAATGAGATTGCCCGCCGTGGATATTTGACAACTTACGCAGGGGCCTTGCCAGCATGACAATTCCAACAATCAACGCATTCATAAATTTCAGCACTGGCCCAAGCTTTGCCCAGGCTATGATTTTAGACCAAGGCATTCTAGGAACCAACATTCTTGCCGATGCGGCCGCCGTTATTGTGGACATTTCCAATGTTGTTGATTCAATCAACACCAAGCGTGGGCGAAATGCCCAGGCTGACCAATTTCAGACTGGCACCCTTTCATTGCGCATTGTTGACCAAAATGGTGATTTTAACCCAATGAATGTAAGCGGGCCTTATTATGGGCTCCTTACTCCGATGCGTAAGGTACAAATCACTGCCACTTACGGAGCCGTGACTTATCCCGTTTTCAGTGGGTTCATCACCTCCTTTTCGACATCAACCCCACAATCCTCCGTGGGCGATGTTGTTTACACAACAATCCAAGCGGTTGACGCTTTCCGATTGGCTCAAAATGCTCAGATTTCAACGGTGGCGGGAACGAGCGCGGGTCAATTAAGCGGTGCTCGAATCAATAATTTGTTGGATGCCATTTCTTGGCCAGCAACCATGCGTGACATAGATGCCGGACTCACAACAGTCCAGGCAGATCCCGGCACGGCTCGCACCGCGCTTCAAGCTTGTCAGACAATTGAGACGACTGAATTTGGTGCTTTTTATGTTGATGCCTCCGGCAGTTTTGTTTTCCAAGACCGTTCTGTGACTTCATCCAGCGTGGCAGCAACACCCGTTGTGTTTAACGATAACGGAACGGCCATTGATTATTTTAATGCTACTTGGGTGACAAATGACACCCTTGTTTACAATGAGGCCAACATTACTGCCATGGGCTTGGCCACTCAAACCGCTTCCGATGCAGCAAGTATTGCTAAGTATTTCTTGCACTCTTATAACCAGCAAAATCTATTAATGCAGGATACTGCTACCGCCCTAAACTATGCCAAGTCTTATGTAGCTTCCAGGGCTGAAACAAGCGTGAGATGCGATGAAATACAATTAGACCTTTACACGGCCAATTACAATGCCGGTATAATTGCAGCCCTTGACCTTGATTATTTTGATCCGGTGACTATTACAACCAATCAACCAGGGGGAACGACTTTAACAAAAACCCTGCAAGTATTTGGCAAGTCTATGGAAATCACTCCAAATTCTTGGCGAGTTAAAATGACGACACTTGAACCCATAATTGATGGGTTCATACTAGATAGCGCACTTTATGGAATACTTGACACAAGCGTGTTGAGTTATTAAGGAGATGAGATAAATGGCCAAACAGACCTTCACTACTGGGCAAGTCCTTACTGCTGCCCAAATGACATCGCTTCAACAGACGGCCATGGGCGGTGGATCTACCACGGCCAAAACTGCCTCTTATGTCTTAGTGGCAGCCGATGCTGGCACCGTTGTGCAGATGAATAGCGCAAGCGCAACAACCATCACAGTAAATACTGCCCTCTTTGCTGCTGGCGATACGGTACAGATACAAAATGTGGGCGCAGGTGTCTGCACAGTAACGGCGGGCACGGCCACAGTTAGCACTAGTGCCACACTAGCCCTCAAACAATACGATGCTGGCAGTTTGTATTTCAATAGCACAAGCGCGGCACTATTCTTTGCAGCTGATGCAGCTGACGGGGCATCACCATTAACAACTAAAGGTGATTTATTTACTTTTACAACAGTTGATGCTCGTCTTGGCGTGGGTGCAAACGACACAGTTCTCACGGCTGATTCTGCGCAAGCCACAGGATTGAAATGGGCAACACCTACAAGCGGTTTAACCTATGCGGCTTGGACACCAACAACAACAGGCATCACGGCAGGTAACGGAACGACTGTTGCTCGTTATGCACAGAGCGGAAAGTTTGTGACAGGAAGTTTTCTTTTTACATTAGGTTCAACTTCTGCAATTACTGGAGCGGTTTCTTTTACTTTACCAGTCACCGCTAAATCTACTAATGTTTTGTCTGGAATTGTGACGATTTTAGATTCAGGTGTTGGTTACATTGTTGGAACACCTTTGCAAACAAGTACAACAGTTTGCTATTTAGAAGTTCTAGGAACAAACACAACTTACGGCAGTTTTGTCGATATTACTTCAACAGTTCCTATAACTTGGGCTACAGGCGATTTTCTTTCTTGCAACTTTAGTTATGAGGCGGCGTAATTATGACATTCACATTTAATCCACAATTTCCAGATGCAACTAATGAGCAGAAATGGGAGCAGATAAAGTTATGGCGGAACGCACAACTTGCTGCATCAGACTGGACAATGCACACAGATGCACCAACTAACAAGGTAGCTTGGGCTAGTTATCGCCAAGCGTTAAGAGATTTGCCAGCGCAAGGTGGCGATGCTGATAAGGCAACTTTTCCAAGTAAGCCCGAATAGTGGAACACTTGACTAAAATGGTGACGGATGGAAATTAGTGCGAACGGTTGGCCAGCATCTAAAGATCAGGCTGAGATAGGAATAAAGTCTTATCCTGTACCAGGCACGGCAATCAAGCTGCGTTGTGCCGAAGCGGTCGCACCATTGCTCATTGGCTTAGCTGCTGAATTTCATGAGCTGATTGAACCGCTTGATGTAGGCTCACTTGACGATTGGGGATATTGTTACAGGCCGATTCGTGGGGAAACTACAAAGCTCAGCAATCACTCATCAGGCACGGCTTTAGATCTAAACGCCTCCAAGCATCCCTTGGGGCAGACCAATACATTTGACCCATTGAAGGTTCCGATGATTCGGGCCCTTGCTCACAAATACGGATGCATTTGGGGCGGTGACTACAAGCACCGGAAAGACGAAATGCATTTTGAAATTGCTATTAGTGCAGCCAAAGCGGAGGCATTAATTAAGAAAATACAAGGAGACAACAAATGAACTCACAACTCAAAGCGGCGGCCTTGTCGTATGTCAGAGCTTCACTAGCTTCAGTAGCGGCTTTATATTTATCCGGTATTACTGATCCAAAGGTTCTAGTCAATGCATTGGTAGCGGGTTTTATCGCCCCTATCTTGCGTGCGGTTGACCCAAAGGATTCAGCAATAACACTAGGCAAGAAGTAAGATGGAGGTCCAGGCATGGGTGGCCGTTATCGTAGGCGTGATGGCCATCCTGTCCGGGCTATATGCGGCAGTCCGGTTTATTGTTCGCTCAATCATGGCTGAAATAGGGCCCAAGGCCAACGGATCAAGCCTAAAAGAGCAGGTCAACAGGCTTGAAGCA